CCAGTATCTTTAGAAGCTTCTTCTATAGAATTGTAAGTTTTTGAATTTCCACTTTTGTCAGTTACTCGACAGGAAGTGTTAAGATTTTTCTACTTTTTAGCCATTACTATCCAATTTTAAAAGATATTTGTATTTTTTTATCTTTTAATACTTTATTGCGAGTAGCTATATCTCCTTTCCAGAATATATGTGGATTAATTATAAATACTCCATCTTTACCAGTAACTAAATTAAATTGCTTTAGAAGCTTAATATTATTAGCTAAATTAGTAGAAGAAATATTTAAAGTTTCACATAATTCTTTTCTAAGAGCTGTTGGTAGTAATACTCTACCAGTATTAAATTCAGCATGTTCGCAAAACCATAATAGTACATTTCTAGCTGTATTACTTTTCAATCCTAATTGTGCTGAAAAATAACCTAAAAATGTCATATAAAATTGATCTGGAGAAATTTTATAAGTAAATGTTTTCTCTATTTCAATTTCTTGTACTTCTCCTGTTTCTGGATTAATGTACTCTTTAGTAAATACCTAATTAAACTTTGCCATAAATAAAATTCACTTTTAAAATTAATACTAAATAAAGATAAATATTTAGATTCAATTTTCCAAATAATTTTATTCATTTTTTATTGAATACATATTTCATATATGTTAATCCGAGATATGTATACGTGAATCACACTTGAGTATACGTGAATCCAATATAGACCTATAAACTATAAATAACAAGTTTATATGTATATAAAGTCTTATTTTTAGGTTTTAGCAGTAAATCCTATATATAATATATTTAGTGCATAATCAAAGTAATTTTCAAAAAATTTACTATGAAGTGGTCCAAATTTACTATGGTTTGGTCCACAGTTACTATAGTCATTCTACAATGACTTTTAGTAAAATTAGTTACCTAACAATAGTCATTTTGTAATGACTATTCATCAAGTCAACTACCCTATTTTTTATCCTGATCACCAGTTACCTTAATTCGATCATCAGTTACCTTAATGTGATCATGAGATACCCTAATGTGATTACCAGTTACCTGCTAACTAGACTTAATATATAGACTTACATAACTAGACTTAATCGCCAGAAAAAAATTTTTTCATTTTTTCTAAATACCTAGGAATCTGATTTCTCACAAAACGCAAACCATATTTCGCAACACAGTCAGACAAGTCTTTAGCTGTACCAGATGGATTTATAAAGTAAGCACATTCAGGATAGATCTTACGTATTTTCTGTAAGTTTGTTACACCTGCGTAATCTCTATCCCAATAAAATACAATGTATTTAAACCTACTATGTAAATGATCCATTACTTTTTGAGAAGGAATAATTGTTTCACTATTAGGTGCAACTGCAGGTATTCCTAATCTATTAAAAACTACACAGTCTTTTAAACTCTTTGTAATTATTAGTAATGGACCACTCTCTGGAAGTTGTTTAAACCCTTGAAGTACTTTGGAATCTAAATTATTTAAAAATCTTCTCTCTTTTCTAAAAGGCATATAGATTTTCCATAACTCTTTTCCATTTCTTTTACCAAAATAATATCCATAAATAGGATTATTTTTAGTAGATTTTACAATTAATCTTCCATTTAAAAATACATGTTTACAAGAATAAACATTATATTTTTTTAGTAATTTCAAATCAATTCCGAAAGTTGCCCACCATTTTAATTCGTCTTCAGAAAAATCTTTTTTCTCAATTTGAATAATGGTATCTTCTTTCTTTTCGAATTTTACTTTTGAAACTTTAATAGGTTGTGCTTGTATGGATTGATGTTTAATTAAATTAAAATCTTCCGCAATCTTTTTCATTGCTTGATAATAATTTAAGTTATACATCACCATAACTACATTTATAAAGTTTAAATTGGAGTTATCTCCAAAGTCTTTATAAATTAAATCTCCATTTCGATTCCTATAAAAACTACATGTAGGACGTTCATCTCGTCTTATAGGACTTCTAAATAACCTCTTTGTAATAGGTATTCCTAGATAATGTTCAAAATAAGTTTCTTCTGAGTAATGATTCAGTAGAAATTCTTTATTAATCTCATGTTCAAATTCAAAATTTAGCATATTATTCTTATTTTCGTCGTATTAAACAAAGATAATTATAATATGTTTAAAAACAAAGAAAGGAATTCCCTTTTAAAGAAATTCCTTTCTAGGTTGAATTTTAGTCAATTAAAGATGAAAGATCCAATCCTTCAACTTTATCTTCTTCAGGTACTTCTGTATCTGGCATAGTAGTGGGTTTAGCATTAAGGAACTGAGCCCTCTTACCTTCCTCATAAGGCGTAAAATAAAGATTATTACCGATGAAGTTATCACTTACAAATAACTCACCTTCTTTATTAATAGCTACAAACTTTGGAAGAATTGCTTCTACTGTGCCATCTTTCTTAGTACGACCAATCAATTTCAGATTAGTCTTAGTACCCTTTTTACTATCAGTAATAGCAATAAAAGCTTTACACATGTCATCAAAATTCTTGAATTTACTACTCATTTCTTGCATCTTCTTAAATCCTTCTGGATTAAGAACAGTAGCAACTTGAGCAATAAGAGTCTTTGTACGCTCCCAATTAGAAGGAACTTCATAATCATGACCCTGAGCATTTTGATATGTCTGTCTCTTACCATCTTCATCTGTGGGGAAGAAAATAGTTTCACTGTAAACTCCATCTTCGCCTTCGAAGTTTATCCTAAGTACTTTATAAGTTTTAGAAGGATCTTTTTTCCCTTCAAACTCACTGACTTCACAGCCAGTAAAAGTTACAGGATAAATATTCCAAGGTTGAAGTCTCTTTTTACTTGTAGATACAGAAGGTGTATTGCTAATATTAAAATCAAACATGTTTAAAATAATTTTTAAGTCTTTTAGTCTTATCTAATTTTTCTAAACTTCATCTTAAAAATTCAAATTGAAGTCTATTCCCTTTACTTCTGTTTTTTCATCACCTAAATCGAGTAATTCTGCTAAATCGATTTCATCGGGAACTTCAATTACGTCCTCCTCTACAGGAGTTTCAACTGGCTTATCGCCATGTAATATAAATATATCCTCATTTATCGGGTGAGGAATAATTTCAAAAGTGTTTCCACATTCTGCAAGACGAGCATTTTTACTTCCGCTGTATCTTACAGTATAAGATTTGGTTAATTCATTACCAACTCCAGGAGTTTTAAAAGCCTGATCAGTACCTATTACAGGAGTACCATTAGTCTCAAACTTGATTTCAAGTCTCATGCCTGGTTCTACCTGCAAAAGTTCTACTGCTTTAGAGTTTAACACGTATTTATTATCAAGTAAGATTAGCTGTGGAGTATTTGATTCTTCCACTACTTCTTTCTTTTTTCTAACTGGAGCTTTTTTAGTTTCTCCAGTTTCTTGATTTACAACTTCAAACTCCTGAGTATCAGTGTCAATGGTTATATAAAATTTTAATTGCATAAGCTAGGATAAATACGATTCCAATAAGAAGTAAATGTACCATCTGCGTTCCTTTCAGCTACTACTACATCTTGATTTGCTAGATGTTCTGGTCTAGCTCCAGCAGCTGCTTCACCATTTGTTTGGAAATTAATACATAAATTACTGTCTTTATCTCGATGTATAAATCCTATAGCATCGGATCTTGAACTTAAGATTCTTCCGAGCTTTCCTGTCAAGTCGAAATCCTTAAGATTACCAACCTCAATGCCCTCTGAAGAGACTAACGCTCTATCTTTGACGTGTCCAACGATAATTACATTAGTAGTTACTTCAGAAACCATATCAATTATTTTCTCTACCGCTTGTCTCAAGAATCCATAACCTGCACCATGTGCTATAGTAGTAACATCCTTAGTAATCATGTCGCCCATACCTGCTGGAGTCTTTTTATAAAGAGCTAAAGCCAATGGTTTAGCCATATCTTCCAATGCAGTTACTGTATCGATGGTAATGAATTTATAAGGACATCCTGCTTCTTTAATTGCCTTACATACATCTTGGAGCTCTTTAATATCATGTATCTTTATTTTTAAAGCTTCTACGTAATCAGAACCATTCTCTAAATCAAGAATTAAATTATTCTCTAACGTAGCAAGTAATGATGTCTTGCCGCAGTTTGTTATCGTAGAGTTTTTTATCTCTACTTCTATAACTTTATCATCGTTATAGCTCAGCGTACATTTTCAACCTATAATTAGGTTGTCGAGCACTCTTGGGAAAATTATATTCTGTTAAAACAGTTTCATTTCCTACGCGTTACATTGTTTATACTTGTTACAGTATAAATTAACACGGTATTTTCTAAAATTTATCATATTTTCTTAATAATTTTATAGTATCGTTAGTATAAATAAAATTCCTAAATAATTTTTGATCTTCTTTTTTTGTAATATATAAAATATATAAAGGATTTTTTCTAGAACCTTGTTCACATTTAACTCTAGCAGTCTATAAATTAGGAATTAATTCTTTTAGTTTTGTTAATAAACTATCTAGAAATATTTTAGAATTACAACAAATAGAAGTTACGCTATACCCAGTAGATTTTAAAGAAATACAACCATCTCCATCAAAATATCCTCTAACAAATGAATTAAAAAATTCGTCTGAAATATTTGGAATGGTATAATCTTGATGAGATTTATTTTCACTTATTCCATATTTTTGTAGAATATTATATATATGAGTGCTTCCACGCAAAACCAATTTGTTAGAATTTTTATACTAATAAATTGAAGTTTGCAATTGAATTTCATCTTTTAAAGAGTTTAAAATATAACTATCACAACTTTGCAAAGCTATTCCTACAATTTTACTATAAGCAGAACTACATATATAGCCATCTGCCATTAATAATCCTAAAAAATATGCTTTATTGTGAGAATCAATAACATCAAAATAATGTTCATTGAAACTAACTTTTTTATTCAAATTACCAATTCTAGTTGGATTTCTAAACCCTAGTAATATTAAATTTTGTCTAAGAGTTGTATAATTTATATTAAAAAATTCAGAGGTTTCTTTAAGAGTATGTCCTTCATTTATATAATTGTTACATTTAATATAAAATTCTTCTGAGTATTTATGTTGCTTGTTCTACATACTATAAAAATTATTTAAAAATATGACATTGAAAGAATTCACCGTTTTTGCTCGATTATAATTTAATGTATTACTACACTAAACGACCGAATTGATCTTTGGCACTCCGTATATTATAAGGTTCTTAGGATCCTGAGTAACTTTTGGTAATTTAGCTTTTGGTAATTCAATAGCCATATATAATTATAAAGTAAAATTAATTCGCTTTGTATCTTCTTCTCTATAATTATCTAAATTTATTAACCAATCTGCGTTCTGATATTTACTATAATCATAAATTTCATCTGGTCTGGGTATTTCTGCAAACATACCAGTTTTTCCATAAAATGAACAACAATCCTCTACATCTGCTTCACCATATCTATTTTTGATGACTGTAATGACTCTAAAGTTACCTTCCAACTGTTTAATATCATATCCTCTATAAGAACCTAACTTTTCTCTAAAAGGATTGAATATAGAAAGAATAATCTCTGAGTCTTGTGCGGGAGCACCTGAATCCTTTGTATCATTAATCGTTAAATTGGATAACCCTTCTCTTCTTCGATCCATAGATGAAGATTCTCGATTTGCTTGCATAATTACAAGCGGAGAAATCTTACATCTATTTCTAAGAGTAACTAGATAAGAAGAAATCAAATCCATTTCTTGTTTTAAGGTATGACCATTCTTAGGTCTTACTAATGATAAGTGATCAATTACAACTAAAGTAATTACATCTTCATCATCAGGTATATAGACTTTTCTGTTATTTTCTTCTGTAAACTTACCATATTTTTCTAATTCGTGAAGCAGAGTAGAGTATAATACATCTGCATCCAATCCTTTATCAAATACAGTAATTACTTTTTCTAACTGCTCAAGCCAAGGAGTACATTCTTGTACATACGCATAATATTCATCCGATAACGAATAATTACGTCGTCTTGAAAGTAAATCCTTTACTGAAAGTTCTACACCATACTTTTCAAATATGTGCATACTAAGCAGTTTAGCAAATAACATTTCTGCAGACATCTCTAAACTGTAGTAAATTACTCTAAATTTACCATCAGTCAAGTGTTTTTTACAAGGATTAAAAATATATGAAAATAAAGCCATTGTCGTCTTACCCGCTCCCGAACCAGAGAAGATAAGAGTATAAGTTTGTTGAGTAACTCCATCTATGACGGTCTCCAACTTAGGTAATCCCATTGAAAAGCCTTGATTATGACCTTCTCTACCCTTATCAATTTGCTGTAATAGAGATTTAGTAATCATAGCATCTTAACAGTATCGAAGTTAACATTACCCTTATCTCCTGTTTTAAGTGCTTCTATATCCATCCAACGTCTATCAATTACATAACTTGCTAAAGTACAGTTTATAATAGACGTATTTTCTGCAGCCCATTTTGTTAGTTCAATTATATGATTATGTAAATCTGGATTGTTTTTAATTGTCTTTCCATAGAACTTAAAGAAATCTTCCAAGGAATCAAACTTCTTTGACACACTGCGCAAAGGTACAGTACAGCCTTGTATAACTGTAAATTGAGGATAAACATCAAATAGTTCCTGTCCGAGTTCAAAAGAAGCTCTATGAAATCGCTTAATAAAGTTTTGATTTAAGTCAACATCTTCAGGTTTAAAGACTGTTCCTGAATCGGGTACTTTATAAGATTTTAAAACAATCCCTTTTTCTTGTAAGTTTAATAACATAGATCTTACATCTGTATTAGTAATCTTACAAACATTTAAATACTTTGCTATGTATTGTTCATCATCTTCATACATTAAAATAGTACGAATCAGATAAAGTTCATTAGGAGTTAACTTATATTCACTCATTAATATAAGTTCCTCATCTATCCGCATATATTTGCCAATTCACGATTTAGATGGATTTAGCAAATCTACTCTACGTTTTAATTAAAGGTAATCAACGTATACTAAATTAAAATTCTCTTTTCAATTCCCTTTATAGGAAATTTAATACTAATATTAGAATCTATAATTAAATTTTGATACAGGTTTTCTATATGTTTCAAAAGGTTCATTACGAAGCACTTTTAATAAGTTTTCTTCGTCAATGACTATGTATGGTCTGTCTTTATGTGAAGATTCAAACCATTTTAATTCTTGTGTGCCGTTAATAACAAGATTAAAGATCTCTGCATTCTTTCCTTCTTCAGCTCTAATGACTCTACCTAGTCTTTGCCTAGACTTAGACTCACTAGAATCCATTCCAAGTATGATTGCAGTACTTAATCCTGGGCAATCGAGACCTTCATTGAGCTTGGAACACGAATGAAGCAATCCTGTCTCTTGTTTTGCAAATTCTTCTAAAGACATCCTACCTTTCTTCTTTGAGGTTTTACCTGTATACACATATCCTCCCATACCGATAGCTTCAGCCATCTTAGTATTATTAGAAAAGGTAATTATCTTAGAGAATGGTCTATTTTCAATTATCAAACGTGCAATTTCTATCTTCTTAGAATGATTATTTATAAAATTCTTTTTAGCCGCCATAGCTCTCATGAAACTCATAGCATGTAAATTAACAGATTTAAAATAATCATTCCATTTAGCAGGGTCTTTACACATTCGATTAGTATATTCTTTACGATTTTCGAATCCATTTTTACCTAACATACTCATTGCTGTTTCGAACGAGAAGTTAAAGAACTCAAAATGTTTTATAAAGTTTTTATTGTATTCTTTATATTCATCGATGTTATCGACATCTAATAAAACTTCGTACTCTTTGTAAGCAGATACCCAACCGTTCAAGAGAGCCTCTTGCACAGTTACTTGTTCCACTATAGGACAATATTTCTGGATTATTTTATGTCTTCCATCTAATCGTTCAAATGTACCAGTTAATCCTAGAATTAATTTGTAATGAACACATTCAAATACTTTTCTAAATAAAGCACTTGCATATCTATGTTCTTCATCTAAGATTAACATATCAATATCCCAAGTTTTATTAACAACACTATTTATAACTTCTACTTGTACGAAGGGTAGGTCCCATTCTACCAATAACTTGAGCCATTGATCTTTTAATGCTGTTGTAGGTACTACAACTAACATTGAAAAGTCAGGAAACTTAGCTTGTATTTTCTTCATACATAGAATTCCCACCCTAGTCTTCGATTTTGTTATCGTTAAGTTTTTTATCTTAACTTCTTATTATTTCTAATAAGTCCCGCGTACCTTTTCATCCGTTCTGGATGTCGGACACTCTTGGAGAGATTATATTCTACTCAGTAGGTTCACTCTCTACGCTGTACAATGATCCAATTCTATTACAAATTGAATTTATCTCGGGATGTTCTTTAACAAGATTTTCCCCGATTTTGCCCAATAATAATTCTGCAAATTCCTTTGCAAAACGGCTATTTCTAACCAAATCCAGTACAAGCCTCTATAGAAGCAACTCCTTTAGCTGCTAACCATTTGTTAACACATATTTTCTGTCTCTCATCACGAGAGATTAATTCCATAAGAATTTTTTTCTTTTATATATTTTTCCATATTTTGTAAATCTTCTAATTCATTATTATAAGCAATTGTTAATAAAGTAACTCCATTATTTTCACTTAATAATTTTTTTCTATTGTCCCTTTCTTGCTATTTTTTGAACTGCTCTTCTCCTCCAAAAATTTTTATTGGTTCATAGTGCTATTGTCCATTATATTCAATAGCTATCTTTAAATCGGGTAAATAAAAATCATAAATAAGAAGTCCTAAGAAATCAGGAGAATATTCCATTTCATAATAAACTTTTAAAGAATCTAAAATTTTCTTTACTTTTTGTGCTCCTAAACTAAAACGACTAAGACAGTTACATAAAGGACATCCATTTCCATGAATATGATTTAAAGCAACCTAATTAAATCTTCCATGCTCTGGACATATAATATCTAATTTAGAATTAAGATTTCGATAAGTATTTATATTATAAATATAGGAGTATTTATAATCATGTACTTCCAAAGCTCTTTCAATAGTTTTGTATAGAGGCCAGGTCTATAAACTAGTATTATAAGAATTACTACATTTAGGGCAACCTGTAGATATTAAATGTACTCTTGGTGTCTGCCAAAATTCTCCGTGTTCTGGACATATAATACAAACTTTTATAGAATTTCCCTGAAAATATGTTTTACTATAGTCATATTTATCGCCATGTACTAATTTAGCCTTTTTTATAAATGAGTCTGTATCATATATTTCTCCATTCAGATCTTTTGTACATTTAGGACATCCCTACCCTTGAATATGTTCTCTAGGAGTAATTGTAAAATCACCATGAATAGGACAAGTTATAATTACAGAACTTTTAATACTAGTATATACAGTTTTAGTATAATCATATTTATCATGATGTATTTTTTTAGCCTACTCTATAAATTTTTTAGTGTTATTTTCAATTACTGTAGATTTAGAATTACAAATAGGGCAGCCTTTGGCTTTATATGGATTATAATGTTCCTATGCTTTTACAATAAATTCTCCATGTTCAGGACAAATTACTGTAACCATATCTAAAGGAGAATTACAAATAGATTTACTATAATCATATTTATCTCCATGAACAAGCCTAGATCTTTCGATAAAAGATGCGGTATTTATTTTTGTCCCAGAACAATAAGGACAAGATGCTCCACGAAGTAAACTTGTAGGAGTTATAAGGAATTCTCCATGTTTTGGACAAATGATTTTGACTTTAGTATTACAATTTACGTAATGTACTTCAGAATAATCATATTTATCCCCAAATAAAGTTTTTAACTCCTAAACAAATTCTTCAGTTGTTTTCTATTTATTACCAGAACATTTTGGACATCCGCATCCTTTTAAATGTGAGGAAGCCTCTTGCTAAAATTCTCCATGAATAGGACAAATTATAGTAACTTTTGAATTCATATTAATTAAATTCGTTTTACTATAATCATATTTATTATTATGTACTTTATTAGCTCTTTCTATAAATTCTTCTAAAGTAACTCTATTATTTAAATTAGATATAATTTTAGCACATTTAGCACACCCTTTTCCAGATAAATGATAAACTGGTTTTTGAGTAAATTCTCCGTGTATAGGACAAATAATAGTTACTGGAGTATTTTTATCAACATACTATACTTTTGAATAGTCATATTTATCTCCGTGTACTTCTCTTGCTTTTTGAATAAATAATTTTGTATTTGTAACTCTCATAAATTTAAAAATTTTATTTAATTAATGTTAAAGTTGAATTTAGTCAAAAATAATCTTACTTATTTGATTTTTCAAATAAAAGTAAGATTATTTTGAGTTACAGTTTTAAACGCTTAATTAAATATATATTTTATATTATCAGGTACTCTTTCAGTTAAATCAAGACCTCTAGCTCTTGATACAAGACTTAATTCTCGCAACTTTTCTATCCAAATCTCAGCATTCTCCGCACACGAATCTTCTAAGCGGAAAAGGACTTTATTGCGTAAAACTAGTAATTGATCAGTTGTTAAATCTGAAAATCTACAGCTACGTAGCTTTAACATAGCTCTAAGCTCATTATAATTAAGGCCATTAGGATCTATCTTCAAGCTAACATTATTTTTAAGCTGTAAACGTTCTCTTACAACATCTAGACGATTCTTCATTTTTCCAGTAACAGGATCTTTCTCGCTTAAATCCTTAATTTCATCGGCATCAAACCATACTCCAAGACTTAAAATAAAGTTCAATGTAATAGGTTTCTTAAGGTTTCGCCCGAGATTGTCCAAACAACCGTCCATTACCATACCAATACTCAATCTTGCGAATTCGTCTGGTACATTATCGATAATAGCAGAAATAGGTGTATCATAATATGAAGATTGTGGTATCTCTGCAGTATTACGACTTAACCATTTACGCATATCTTGCAAATACTGGAATCTTAAATATCTTGCACGTGAAGGATCACTAAGATAAGTATTTTCAAGATACCTTAAATACAATTCTGTATTACATTTCTCTCTATCTTCTTGGATTCTCTCAATAAGAACGAAACGTCCTGGATTTACTGAATCGTTACTATACAACATAGATATGCAGTGATCAAAAAATCCTTTTAATTGATCATCAGTTGCATCAACTAATCGGATTTCGCGTTGAATTTTTTGTCCATCGATATTCTCTTTGGGACCTTTCCAAATAAATGAATTAATATCATTACTCTTTGCTTCTAACGCCGCTACATACTTGTCTTTTAAACTTGTCATACTAAAAAATAAAATTATAAAAAAAGTTCATTGGAGGGATTTTCTGATTTTGGTATGAATTTATAAAATATAATATCATCATATTTAAATTTATTCATACTTTGACCATCCCACCATTGATCTATACCTGCTCTAACAGGTGCATATTTAACAAATCCTATTTCCCCTATAGAAATTGGAGAACAATTCCAATTAGGAAAACGTACACACATTAAATACTCACTCTGCTGTTGATCTACTTTCTGAAACACATAAGTTGTGTAACCTTCTATATCTGTGCATTCAGCTACTAACTTGCCTAAAATAGTTTCAAAATTCATTCACTATAATTTATACAACCATATCTAGCAAAATCTGCTTGTAAAATATCAAAGTCATCACGACAAGGATATGATTTACAATTCTCACATCGACGCTCTGGATACTGATATTTTACTCCATACTTATCAAAATTAAAAGTATTTCTCATTTACAAATAGCTATTATACCAATTATTGCTGCGATAGAAGCAATTCCTCC